GACTCCGAGGCGCGGGCGAGCAGGTAATCGAGTGCGTTTTTCATGGTTGGTGGTCGAGTTTGCGCTCGACTCGCTCCATAATGGCCGAGTTCTGCGCGATGGTTTTTGCGGAGGTGGCGACGACCTCCAGCATCTCCTTATTGGCTTGCTTGAGGTGAGCCACAAATTCGGCGGACTGCTCGTCCATGCGTGATCTCAATTGATCGATTTGTCGGATGAGGTAGCGGAACAAGACCCATGCAAACGCGAGGCAGATGAGGAGAAGACAGACAAAAAGCCATCGGTCGTTTTGCGCCGAGGCGTGATTGGCAAAGGACAAGAGGTCGTCGGTCATTAGGTCGCGGGTATGGTATCAGTCAAAACTGAAGAGTCAAAAATCAGTCCGAGGTTGCGTTGTCCGCGATTCCGAAGAAGTCAGATGCGATGTGGGTGAGCGATGCGGCGGCTGCGGCGTTTTGGTTAAAAAGACCCATGAGGGAAACCATGCCGTCGATGTCTTTTAAAACATCGGCCATCTCGCGCTCTCCTTGGACAATGTCCGGGATGTTTTTGATGGCGCGGACCCCACGCTCAAAATTGATGAGGTCGGAGCTTTGGTGGTATTGGCCGAGAGCGGTATTGATTCCCTTCTCTATGTAGTCGCCAAGGTATGGGATGCCTTGGAGCGGTTCTGTCGCCATGGCCACGCCGATGCGTTTCCAGTTCCATGTTTTTGAGTCGAAGAATTCATCCTCGTCGTCGCCATCGTCTCTTATGTCCTTCCATGCATTTCGTATGAATGCGCCCATGGCCAAGTTGAAAACAATAAATCCAAGCGCCGTTGCTCCGAACCTCTTGAGAGGTCGGTTGGCTTTTGTGTAGGCAAGCAGGGCAAGGTTTTTCCGAGCCTCGGAGGCGAATGCCCAGCCGAGTCGCGACCCGGGGTTGGTTGCGGTGACCTCGTAGATTGACTTCGCTCCCATGCGGGTTGGCTGCGCGAGTCGGTCGGTGATGCGTTCGGCGGTGTTGTGAGCGTAGTCCTCTGCGGCCTTGCCGGTGTAGCCAAGCGATTTGGCTTGGCCCAAATTGTAGTCGTAGACCATGGCGTAGGTGCCAGCGGTCCACAGGGCATCCGACCCCGAGATTAGGCGTCCGATTTTTTCGACTTGGTGCTTGAGTTGGTTTGGCTTCCCAGCCTTGAGACCCTCCATCGCGATCTGCACGATGGGTGGCATTTGTTTCAAGCGCCGTTGGATGTATGCGGAGTTGAGTGAATCACCCCAGCCGAGGTTTCCGGTCAGCAACTTGCCAAGCCTGTAGACATAAGCGCCCATCGGGAGTTCGGCGCTCGCGGCTCCGATCTGGGTGGTCTGAATAGCAAGCGTCCCAACACGACCTATGAGTGCGACTTGCGCTGCGCGGCTGGCCATGCGGTTTAAGACCTGCGATATTTCGAGGCCGAGCGATGCGTCTCTGTTGCCGCCTTGGGAGAATGCGTCGAGGTATCGGTTGAGGACTCCTGTTGCCTCCTCGCCGCCAGCTTCTTTGATTGAGTTTTGGACATCGCGGAAGCGTAGGATTCCATTTGCCTCTTTGATCCATGGCGCGAAAGCCTTCCAATGCTCCATCTGCCGAGTGTGGGCGAGGTATGTCTGCACGACATTTCTGAAAGCAGGTTCGGCGATGGCTGTTCCACGGGTGCGGAGAGCGCGGGGGGATATGCTGGTTGCCGATACGGAATTACCGGTGACCGGGTCGGTGACCATCCCGGCAGGCGCATTGATTGGAACAACGGTGACAGGAGAATAGTTTTGAATTCGCGGGAGGTTGATTCCGTTTAGTTCGCGATAGACGGAATTGATCGCGAACCATTCCTTCCCGTAGGAATCCAATAAATAATCCCGGACGGTTTTGGCCTCCGGCGATAAGGCGGATTCGATTTCGTCGATGAATTTTTGGTCGTAGTGCCACTTTCCAACGGGTATTCCACTTTCATTAAGTTCGCCCTCCATGTGGCGGCGACCATCTTCCTGCATCCATAGCATCGTCGCGGACAACGCTTCCAGTTCAGAGAGGTTGAGACCATTGGCCGGTATCGAGGGCTGGCTCATTTGCCACATGAGCTTCTCTCCCGCAGCCCGGTTGCCACCGGCAAGTTTTGTGAAGAGGTCATGGATTGCCTCCTCTTTTGCGGCCACGGCATCGATCTTGGCATATTCCGCTTTGCGCTGACCATCCGAGAGCCGGATTGCCATTGGGGATTCGTGGCCGAAAAGGATGTTCACGACACCATCCCATGCAAGCGTATCCATAAACCATCCGTGGACTTTCCCTTTTAATCCATTATCGGCAGCAGCTCTTTTTCTTCTGTCTGTGTAATCGCCTTTTTTGCCTGTTGCTAGGATGGCTTGGGCGCGGGAAATATCGCGATCCTCACGCTCACGGATTTTCTTTTGGATGAATTCCGACATTCCCTTGTCCCATGTTTCCTTGGCGGACTCCAATGCGGCAGCGCGGCGGCTGGAGTCGGCATTTTTCCAATCACCGGCGAGTGAGACGAGGTCAGCCTCGCGGGTTAGCATAGCCTCTTCCTTGGCGGTGAGATTCCCGGATGCGATCTGCGTTTCGAGGTTGGCGATGTGGCCATCGACTTTCTCGGCGCTCCAGTTGCGGGCCTCGCGGACCACGGCAAAGAGGGACTGGATGTCCGCTCCGATGCCTTTGGGCTTCTCCCCTGCCGCTGCCTTCTTGGGCTTGGTGTCTTCCAGCAGTGCGTCAAATGCCGAACCGTATTCCTCCTTGAGCGTTCGCTCCAGTTGGCGGTCGATCATGTCGATGCGCTTCACAAAGAAATCTGCCAATGCCTTGTCGCCTGTGCCGATATTGGCAAGCACGGCAAAGCCTCCCACCCTGCCACGAACTTCTGGTGGCAATACTTTTAAAATCCCATCCAACTCCCCGATGGCGGTGACAAGTTTTGTATGCCGGACTTTGTCGCGCATTCTGGCATTGGCTGCGGAGTCTTTGGCTGCTGCCGCTTGCTCGATCTGCTGGCGCTGGGTTTTTGCTTCGGTATCGATGGCTGCTTTGCGCTCGGCGTATTTGTCCCGGATGCCTTTCTCTAAAATCTTCGCTCGGTCTTTGGCATCGCGCTCGACGCGCTTGCGCTCGGCAAGGGTTTGAGCAGCTTCGATGCGCGGCATGAAAGTGTCCGCGTTGTCCTGCAATGCTTTTTCGACCTCGGTGGCTTCCTCGGTGGTCAGATCAGCGAGTTTGGAAGCCCGCTCGGACTCGACTTGCTCAACGGCTGGGGCGGTATTAGTCGAAACTGCGGAACGAATCGCGTCGAGTTCCTCCTTGTTCTGCTGCATGACACGCAAAAACCTTTCCCGCGCCCGCTCGTAGACTTTAAGCCGCTCGTCCGGGCCTCGGTTCATGCCGCCGAGCGCGGCGTTTACTCGGTCGATCTCGCGCTGGCTGGCGATGGAATAAGAAATTGAATCCGGAGACTCAAAATTTTGAACCGCCGAATTAACTTCCTCTCTTGTGAGTCCAAGAGCTTGGAGTTGGTAATCGTTGAGTTGCTTTAAATCGGCAACGACCTGCTCGACTCCTCGGGGTAATACCTTTCGAGCATTTCCAGAATCCCCTGCAGCACCGGCACCGTCAGATACTCCTCGCCCTTGGTTACCCTGTCCTGCTCCACCCATGCTGACAAGCGATCCTTCTGCGACTCGCCGAGGGCGTTGAGCCTTTCGCTCGGCCATGCCGCCAGCATTCTTTGCAGCAATGGAGATTGCTGTTGCTGTGTCTGCGTTTCTTCCAAGGTTTGCATGAAGTTCGGGATTCCACTTCATGTATACAACCGGAGGTTTCACTTGTCCATTCCAGTTCTGGCTATGCCACACTTTTTCAAGTTCTCCCATCTTCCCTGCTTCGGTGTGGTATTGCGGATCGAATGGCAAAGTATCGATCACCTCAAACCCGCTCCTTCCGTAAAGAGTCGGAAGGAGACCTGCAGGGAATTTCGGGCTTTGCACCGAGTAGCAATCCAGAAGGGTTCCGCCCTTGGATATCGCTTTGGACATGATGAGCGGGAGAGTGCCGTAGGCGGCCTTCTCGTTGTTGACCACCGAGACGATAGCCCAATCCTTTTCTGGATCGGCATACTGCGCCTCGCTTGCATCGGGGCGTTTCAGCGCGAACCAGATGTTCATGTCGCCGAGCCGGTAGACTTTCATCTTCCCGTCCTTGATCAGCTTCGACACTTCCTGTGGAGAATACTGTGTTAAGGTTACCGCTGCATCGTTGTTGCGAAGGGCGCGTGAGAATTCCGCCAGACCGGCTTGGCGCGGCTCGGTGAATTCCACCCATTTTTGATTGAGGGCGGAGACGATGGCTTTGGCTTGGTTAGGTCGCAGAGATGTCTGCGTTTGTTCCCACGCATTCAGCATGGATTCCGTGATGTGTTGAGCCTTGGCAATGCCATCGGGGATTTTGCCTTTGAGGTAGTATCCGTGGTTGGAAGTGTAACCGGCCCTGTTCAACCCGTCTCTGATGTCTGGAAACGCCAATTCATACGGGATCGGAGTGCGAAACATTGCCACCACATTGCCGGGGGCAAGTGAGTTGTAGCTGTTGTGCGGCGTGACTCCAAAAGCCTCGGCGGTCAGAGTTTTATTTTTCAGTCCTTGCTCAAGGCGCGGGACATCGATTTCCAACAAAGAAATCATAGAAAGGTTTTGAGTTCCTCCGAAGGATTCATCGAGGGTTGCTCGTCGGATCTGTTCCATCGGCGGTGCGCCAAGCGACTCCGCTTTTGCCGAGGAAAGTTTTTCAGCGATGAAGGCGCGTTGCTCAAAGCTTAAACCGGCAAGGTAGGTGTCGAACTGGTTTGCCGTGAACTTTGTCGGGAAAGTCAGCAACCCTTCGGCAAATGTTTTGGCGTTTCTGGCTTTTTCGTATTCCTTCTTGGCATCCTTGATGGCTTTTTCATCGCGTTTGCCCTTCCTTGACTCCAGCTTGTCCAAGGCTTTCTTGGTTGCCGCTGCTTTATTGGACGAAGTCTCGGCAAGTTTTTTCGCCGCATCGATGACGAGATTGGCAAGCCCCTGTTCCTGTTCTGCGGAAATCCTGCCTTCCTGCACATAGCGGGAAACCTCGGCAAGTTTCTCCCCTGCAATGGTCGGGTTAGAGATGTGCGAGTCCTGCTTCATGGCATATGTGCCAATCAAGAATTTCTCGCTGCCGTCTTTACCTTTGTAAATTGCCCCAAGTTTTCGCGCTAAATTTAGCTTGCCTGTCCAAAACCCATCTTTTGCTGCCGCCCACACCACCCCTGCGTTGAAGTATTCGGGAATGACTGAAAAAGCAGGCCCGCCTTGCGCCGGTTTCTGCGTGAAACTGCCGCCGCCTGCGGTTAAATCAGCTTCAATTGGGATGATTTGGCGTCCAATAAATTCTGTGCCAATGGTTGTTGGGATTTTTAGATTGTCGGCAAGGATATTTGCCGCTGTCGTATTAACTCCAATGCTATAGTTGGTCGCGCCGGTAGCTGGCGCGGCGAGAGCTTCCGATGCGGGGATGCGGTTGCCGTTCTCCTCGGTGATCTTGATGAGGTTTTCGTCGAAGATCACATAGTTGTATGTGCCTATGCCTTCGGATCGACTGCTGCCATCGAGGTAGCGGATGCCGGGGATGCCTGCTTGTTGCAGGTCTGCGCTTGCCGTCATTGCTGCCCTCTCTCCAAAGCTGGAATATGTTTGAGTCAGTTTTTCGTAAAAGTCTCCCCCATTAGAAATTCCTTGGTCGGTGCCTTTTATTACTTTCCCTATGCCTCCACCCAAATCGTTCATGCCCATGGGGTGGTCCTCCAAAACCCCTAATTTTTCTAATGCCTGCTTCACCTTCTCGCTTTGCTGACTCAACGGCTTGTCCCAATCCAGCAGGTCTTCCGGGGCGACATCAAGTTCGACGGAATACAAATTCCCAAAACTTGGATGCATCCCATCTTGTTCAACCATTTGAACATACGCTTCAATCGCATCTTGTTCTGGCTTGCTTAAATAATCAAAGTCTCCTTGTGAGATTTTGTCTCTTACTGATGAAATATCAGTATTTGAATCACGAATTGATGTTAAATAATTTATTACTCGTGGAGTTTTTGCATCTTGGAAAAGCAAGTCGTTTAATGATTTCGGCCCTTTGCCTACAGATTTTCTATAATGGTCTGCGACAATCTTGTTTCCAGCAAAATACAAACCCCATCCATAAACCTGCGCTCCTTCGCCGGTTCCGATTTTGTCGGTGCTGAACCGGTCCACTTTGTGCGGTGTGCCGTGGAATGCGCCGATGCTGTAGTTGGCGGGGCCGGTAATGGTGGCATTGCTGGCGCGGATCGAGGGAGTATCAGTCGAAACTGCGTTGCTTCTGGAACCGATGGAGAAATCCATGAGCATCTGCCCGCCATCGGTGATGATGTCACCGCTCGCCCGCTCCCGGGTGGTGTCCACCATCGTCTGCTGGTTGAGGCCAACGGATTCGGCGAGGAAGGCTTCAAAGTTGGAGTCGATTTTGCCTTCGGAAATAGCGCGGCGGAGCCGGTAGGCGCGGCGGAAGATGTCTTTCACCACAACGGCTATCCGGCGCAAGAATCCACGGAGTCCACCCGGGATTTGCTCGTCACGGATTTTCCCGTTCATGTAAGCGACCGCAACATCGGAGAATGATTCGATGACATCGGTGTCTGTCTCGGTGCGGAGCTTGCGCTCGGTTCGCTCACTCTCGATGAGCGGGATGACTTGGTTGAGTTGCTCGCGCACCCAATCCATCGTGACCCGCCCCTCGGCCATTGCTCGCTTGAGGTTGTCCTGCGAGAAGTCTCGCATGACCTCAATGCCGGTCGCCCCATCTTGGATGCGGATGACTGACCGGTAGATGCCCTCTGCAAGCGCCCCTTGGTTGCTGGCGAGAACCGGGAACTGCGCGAGTTCGGAGGGTTCGTTGATGTCCATGCCGAATGCGCGGACGGTTTGGAAAAGGTTGTCGAGGTTTTGCTCCGTAGGGTTTGCCTCGTATTCATCGAGCAGGTTGCGCGGAGCGTCATCGAGAACCAGTTTTTGAATGTCCTCGCCACGGGAAATCGCTTGGTTGACTCGGTCTATGAATTGCAAAGACTCCACGATGCCGGTGGTCGCCCCGGTGATCCGAGTGCGAAGCATTTCCCGGTGAGCGGTCATGGCGGACTGCTCGTCCTCGCTGCGGTAAGCAACCGTGCCTTTCTCGTCGCGCACAACAAAGACCGGCTTGCCGTTTTCTCCTTGCTCGCGAGTCATGGTTGGCAGGGTTGGGTCTTCCTGCATGGACTTGGCCTCATCAATCTTTGTCTCCATGTAGGAGATGCCAGCCTTGATGTTGTCGGGAGTGAGTTTTTTGTATTCGGCTTGCAATGCCGCCTGCCGGTCCTGCGGAGTCTGGTTGTCCTCCACCCGCTTGATCGCGGCTTCGTCCATGCCGAATGTCCGGTAGAGATCGAGGCGCTCGTTGAAATCGTTGAACCGCTTCCCATCGGCCATGGTGGCAACGCCGGTTCCGATGAGGATGCCGGGGATCGTTGCGGCAAGGACATCGAGGCGGGAGGTTCCCCATTGCCCGAGCGTTTCCCGCCAATTCACATCCGGCACATCCGCGCCCAATGCATCAGCGACATCTTGCACGACCGGGGTGACCAAGTCCTGTGTTCCCTCCACGATGTTTTCGCCCACGACAGCAGTCCCAAATCGGATGCCTGCGCTGCCAGCACGACCGACTCGCGCCGGGTTGCCGATCTTGGACATCAGTTTTTCAAACGCCGGGAGTTTGCCGAAAATCATCTTGGCACCGACACGCTCCAGCCCGGATTGCAGGATTGCGCTTGGAGCGGCAACCATGCGGGCCGATTCGGGATCGACTCCATCAAGGCGCAGTCGGTTGTATTCGTCGGCATACACCGCCGCTCCAGAGAGCCAAGGACCGACTCCGGGGACAAGCGCCATGCCGGTATAAGCAAGCGCCTGCGGAGACCCGTATGCCATCGCCTCCATGAATCCGCCAAATCCTCCCTCGTTGATTTTTTTGATCGGGTCGAATTGATTGTCGGCGATGTTGTAGAGTTCGCGGTAGACTTGCAGCCGGTCGAATTTCTTTTGCGCCTCGGCGGTCAGTTGAGTGCGCTCCTCTGGTGTGATCTCTTGAAAGTTGGACTGATCAAACCCGGGGTAGACGGTCAGCTTGCCGGTGGTGTTTTCTTTCCAAACTTTTGGTGCTTCCTTGAGAAGTTGCAGTTCAGAATAAACGGCATCCTCCTGCATGACCATCGAACCGGATCGGAACATATTGAGCGTCCGACTCCATGATTCTCCCCATTGCTCCAGAAATTCCTTGGGTTCCTGCCCTGCCTGCTTGGCTCCGAGAACCACGGCGGCATAGGCGCGGTCGCGAACCTCGGGCGGCATGGTTGCCAGCGTGTCGGCGAGCGCCTCGATTTCCTGCACGGATTTTGGGTTGGTCTCCCCAGCCCGCTTGGTGTCCCGCCCGGTTACCGCAGCGAGGTGGTCGTAAACTTGCTTGAGAGGTTCGGAGTAGTTCCGAAGCATTCCTTCGGTCTCGGTGGCGTAATCCGATGCGGCTTGCAATAGCCCGGACTCCCAGCCCGCTGGCAATTTTTTGAGTTTCTCGGCGTTGCGTTCTTTCCAGATGCTGACGAGTTTTGGCACCTCGACCGCCGTGCCATTCCCAATGCTGTCAAACAATCCCAAGGCAATGTCCCCGGGGATTTCGTTGGCCGATTGCATCACCTCATTTCGGGACTGCACTCCCTGCTGGATGAGACCAAAGGTTTCCTTTTCCGAGAGACCCTTTTTGCCAAACGCCTGTTGTGTCCAGATGTCACGCTTGGCCGGGTAGATCATCCCTTGGTCTTCGACCGTCTCTCCAAGTTGGTTGGCGATGAACTGCCGATTGGCAATCTGGTAGCGGGATTCCTCGTCAAGATCGGAATATCCTTCGTCCGAAATGTAATTGTCGAAATCTGTGTAGACACGGGTGAGGTGATCCCATTCTTGCTTGTTACGCTTGGCATCCTTCGCATCCGCCCATGCTGCCAGCGCCTTTGCCTTGGTGTCGTAGTCCTCCCCGGTGCTAGTGTCGATTTCGTTGTAAAAGCGTGTCGCCGTCTCGTCGTCGATGATGTTGAGCATGGTTTAGGAAGGCATCTCCGGTAGCGGAGTTTCAAAGTCGATCTTCTGGATTTCATCCATGAGGTTGACCTTGGTGGATGTTTCCTTTTTTGGGGTCTTGAGTTTTTGGCGGACATCCGCCGGGGTCACCGGGGCGGGAGGTTCGGCGGTCGGAGCCGGTTCTTCCCACGGCCAACGCCAGCGGGTTTTTTCTTTTTGGAACTTTTGAATTTGTCGGTCGTAGGAAATCAACGCATTGAAATGCTCGTAAACCTTGTTTTGGTCGGCGGCATCCTTCGGGTTGTTTTTCGCCCATGTCTCCAGCGCGGTTTTCACGCCTGCAAATTTCTTCCCAGCCTCGATGTATTTATCGATTTCCTCTTGCGATGCAGGGAGTGCGCTTGTGCCTTTTTGAAATTTGCCGAATTGCCCTTGCTCAAACATTTGCTTGGCTTGCGCGACTGCTTCTTTGACCGGCGTGGTTTCACCGGATTCGTTTGCCCGCTTGCGTAGGATCGACAAGGGTTCCTCCCGCTCGCCCTCGGGAAGTTGGAGGATCGTGTCGCGGATTTGCAAATACTCCTGCCGGTCTGTGTCGTTTGACGGGTCGTAGGCATCGGCCAACGCATATGCCATTGGTCGCATTTTCAAACCTTGCTCAATCTGCGCCGGGGTCTTCGCGAAGATGCCGAGCAGGGATTGGATTTTGTTTTCTGGCAGGACATCCTTCGCGTGTTCGCGGACTTCCTCGGGGGTGGAAAGTTGGCCTTTGAGAATCAAATCCACCGTGTCGTCATCAAATTGATTGCGGTAGCGGGTCGCCTCGTTGCGGGATTTTTCAAAGAATCGAACGGCATCGGATTTTTCCATCCATGAGTATTTCGAGGACTTGCCGTTTTTCACCGCTTCCTGCGCTTCTTTTTCGGAACCGATGGGATCGAGGATGATGTCTTGATGAAGGACCGCTTCACGCTCGGTCTTTGATTGGCGTGCCATGTCATCGCTTAATTTTGCCACAAACAAGTTGCCTTCTGCTTCAGAATGCAGCCCTTTTTTGACGCTTTGGTTGATTGTCATTATGGAGCCTTCATAGTCGCCTTTTGCAGCTTTCATTAAGGCGTTTGCTTCCATGTCTTTTCTCATTCCAGAAATCTGTTCATTGCGGGCTTTCCTAGCAATTTCATATGTAGAAATGTCTTGCCATCTTTGGAAAGTCACTTGCGTTGCATCGCGAACCATTGGCGAGATTTTCATTTCCGCCAGTCCTTTGCGTGCAATTTCAAGATTGTCGTTCCAAATTTCTTCCCACTTTTCTGGCGGAGTGCCAGTTTGATCAGATAATTGTTTTTCGTAAACGCTCCGCAGAAAAGTTTCAGAACGAGCAATATCTGCGGAATTCTTTGCTTCTAAAAATTTATCTGTCCAGTCATCCGACACTTGACCGGCTAATTGGATGGATTTTGCCATTCCATTTAGGATTTTTGCGCTGGCATTAAAATCATCCGGGTTAAGCTGCTGCATTTGCATTTGACGAGCCGGTGCAATCATTGCGCTTGGGTTCGCAGTCGCAGCCTGTCCAAGTTGAGCATATTGTGGAGTTGCAATATCAATGCTCCCAAGGTTTGGGGAGTTTACAGAAGGGCTTTGAGCAGCGGCTCCAATCGATCCCATTGAAAGCGATCCGAGACCTATTTGTCGCGGCGCTTGGAAATTGATTCCAGAAGCACTAAAATTAGACGGGGCGTTGGGAATATCAGCGATGCGGATGGCAGGCATTGTTATGAAATTGGTGTTGCCCGTCTTACTGAAGCATTGGGGTTATATCTACCGCCGGGCGATGTAGATGTATTTACATAGCGACTTCCACCTCTGTAAGAATAATTCATTGCCGTGTTGGTCATGCTTGTAAGTCCATCCGCAGCAGCAGCGTAACCTTGCAAGCGTGATGCGTAGGCTTGAGACAAGCCTGCCATTTGGTCAATTTGGGCTTGTCGCATGGCAATCCGATATCCCGCTCCAGCAGCTTGCTCGCTAAACAAAGACTCATTGTAAGCCATTCTAGCAGAAGCGGCATTCATGTTTGATTCAAAAAGATTTTGATCAAGATTAAATCTTAAAACCCTTCCGTTTTGATCAATTTGATTTCTCATGTTGTTGGCCTCCAAATTGATTAGGGCTTTATTGAGAGTCGTGGCATTTCGGTTTCCGATATCTTCAAAAGCAATGATTTGACGATTCACTTCGCCTTTTTGTTTCGCAGCCATTAAATCAAAATCCGCTATTCCAGCGTTGATTTTGGCTCCATCTCTCATTTGCTGCGCTTCAAAATCTGTAACTCCTGCATTGAAATCTGTAACGCTGGCCTCATAGCGGCGTCGATTCGCTTCAAAATTTGCCAACAACCTTGTGTCCGCCACTTGCATTTCAAATGTTGTTGCGGTATCAGCCAAAATAGCAAGCGGAGAACCTTGCGGGGTGACGCCACCGGCAGCGTATTGCGAGCGTTGAAGTCCAAGCAGACGATCTTTTTCTGCGCGAATCCGTTTTGCTTGTTCCGTTGCTTGGATTTCCTCCATGTCCGCCTGCTGGCGCAACATTTGAGCAGTATTGCGCTGCAAGTCTGCTTGCATATTGGCAAATTCAGCTTGCTGATAAATCTGCTCATTTTGATAGTTAAATACTTGATTGTTAAATTGCGCTTGGAAGACCTCTTGATCGTTTTGGAAATTGGCTAATTGAAAATTCAAATCAGCCTGCACTTGGCGCTGCTCATTTTCAAAATTTGCCAACGAGGTGTTCAACTCCATTTGCATTTTTTGCTGCTGGAGTTGAGAATTTTGGATCGAGAAATTAAATTCAGCCTGCGCCGATTGTTGTTGCGCGTTGTAAATGGCAAGCTGCGAATTGAATTGCTCGGCTTGTGCGGCCCTCTCTGCGGCGATTCGCTGCCATGTGGCGTTTTGTTCTGCCGCCATGCGGTTGTAATCGGCAATCGCGGCTTGCGACTTGCTTTGCTCGTTGGCCGAATACATGGCCACGCCGGTCGAGGCGGCGGTGGCAACCAATGATGCCACGAAAAATGCTGTTGCGCCTCCATCAGCCATTTTGCGGTTCCTCCTGTAGTGAGTTCATTAGAAAAACTTGGTCGCGGTTGCATTCGCGGAATCCTTGCCGCTCCAGCACCCGGGCAATGCCTGGGTAGGTGAAGACGGCCATCGTGTGGTAGCCGAGTTCGCGAGCCATTTTGCGAAGGCAGGCGATGGAATGTTTGAAAGCGAGCCTCGCGGTCTTCAAGGACAGCCCCGGGGCGCTCACGGCGTGTTCGGCCATGCACATCCCACAGGAATTATCCATGTGGAGGAAGAGGGCGCTGACCGGCTTGCCGTCGATCTCGCAGACGACTCCGCATTTCGGGAGCATCGGCTCCGGGCGGCGGTGCTTGCCGTGCGCGTGCCACCACTCCGAGAGCATCTCGTAGTCGGTCGGTTCGTAGTGTCGGAGGTAAATCTCACTCATTGCCGTAGGTGTCCCACTTTGGAAGAATTGAGATGATGCACATTGGGTAAGGTTCGTTCTGCCGGACATCGACATCGGCGTCGATGCCGAACGCTCCGCCGAGGATGATTTTTTGATCCCCGGTGGTGGTCGTCGGGGCGAGAGCATACCACGCTCCAGAATTTGTGCGAACTTCGCCGCCGCGACTCTTGAGTGTGCGGACGACGACTTGGTGGATGCGCTTCTTGCGCGACTGCGCGGTGCCGTCCTCAAAGTCGGCATCGAGCTTCATCGGGCGGAGCGTGGAGGTGTAGGGCAGGCCGAGGTAACCGGCGGCGGCGGCAGGGACGGTGATCGCTCCGCTGGCGACCGTGCGGGTGATGGGAGACTGCCCATCCTGCACCACGGTGATGGTTTTTCCTTCCAGATGCGCGAGGCCGGAGACCGTGCGGTTAGCTGCACCGGTCGCGAAGGCGACATGGCCGTCGAGGTATCGGTAGTTCGCGGAAGATTCGTTGTCGAATTGGGTTCTCCAAAGGAGAGGAAACCGCTCGATGGTGCGGTAGTCCGCCCCGGACACCGTGCGCTTCACCACCATCCAAAGTTCGTCCTCGGTGCCGTTCCCATAGATGGTGGCTACCGAATCGACATCAGCATCGTCGGCGATGGTGTGGCGATGCCACCCCACGACCTTTTGGTCGCGCTCGTAGGTCATGGCGATGAGCGTGCCGTCTCCGCGCACACACCAGAGGACGGCATCGGGTTGTTGCTGGTAGGCGACCTCCACGATCTCGCCGCTGGTGATGTGTTCGGCCAGCAGGGTGAGATCGGGCGCGACCCATCCGTCCTTGTTGAGTTCGTAGACGAGTTCGCGCACCTTGCGACCGTTGCGCTGGACGAAGAGGAGGACATCGTTGACCAGCGCGGCTCGCATATATTTGGAGCCGTAGCTGGACTGGCGGCGGGCCTGCACATTGGTGGCCGAGAGCGCCGAGGCCGAGTCGGCGCTGCCAATCGTCCATTCGTCGCCCGAGGTGCCGATGAGGAGTTGCGACTGACTATACATCCAGTTGATCCGGTTGCCTTCGGAGGCGGCAAGGGTGAACTGCACAGCATCGCTTGCGGTGATGCCGGTCTTAAAATTTTCAAAATCATCAATTGCGCTGCACCAGATTGTATTAGGCTGGCTGGCCGTGCCGCCAAAGCACAGGCGTTGTTCGTGCATGGCGACCGAGCGCGGGTAGCCGCGAGTTGAAGAGAATGCGCCGAACGCCCAGAACTTGGTGTTGCGCTGGTTGCGCGGTCCCTCGCCGAGCCATTTGTCCACATTGATCTGCGCGGCTCCGACGATGGTGGCGATGCCGCCGGTGACCTTGGTGTCGGTTTCCAATCTGGCCCTCTGAACAATGGTTCCCGTGGCTGCTGTCCATGACATAATCCGGATTTTCAATCCGCAGCGGGCCGATTCCGTGCCGCTGGCAATGATATTTCGATCTGATGACACGGAGTATTCTTTCACGATCTCCATTTTCGTGAGGTTCTCTGGGTAGATATCGAGGTAGCCCGTCTGCGCCACATAGCCCGGAGGCAGGGCGCTGCCAGCCAAAGTGTATTCGTAGGTGTGAGTGCCGGTAACGGTGATGACGGCCCCGTGCGTGGCGTATCCGCTTTGGCTTGCCAAGCCATCTCCCACGCAGATGAAATTTCCGTTTTGCCACCCGTGAAAAGGATGGTAGACGCTCACGACATTGGTGATGGTGTTGCGGATGGCGGTGGCCACGATGCGCCCAGCAGAAAAGACATCCGAAGGAACGCGCAGGATTTGCAACACGGCAGACCATGTGCCAGTTGTGCTGAAATCCCATCCTCCCTCCACGGCAAGCGTTGACGACACATAGTCGCCGGTAATGACCTGCTCGGCGTAGAACAAGTTTTTTTGCCATTTGAGTTCCACTTGCGAACCCACGGTGGAAGCCGGGAAAAGTCCAGACCCGGCGCTCACCGAGTATTTGCCCATTTCATTGAGCGGAATCGGGAATTGCGACCACCTGCCTGCGGCTTGATCCACGCCGAAATTGGACCCGGCACGGTGGGCGCTCATGGCGTAATAGTAAAACGACTGGTTGGTTTGGTTCTGGGCAGTCCAGTTGGTGGTGGCAAATGTGGCCGGGGAGGTGTGAGCGGTCGCGCAGCGGTAGGCGATGCTGCTGTTTAGCACGATGTCGCCCACAGCGTAGGCTGTGGATGCCGCCCATGCGGGAGGACGCACATAGTCTCCGAGGATGTAGTTTGTTCCAGCCACCCAAGTGTCCGGGTTCGGGTAAATGTTCACCACATCCTCGGTGGCGTTTTGATCTTGGAGCGGAGGATAGTCAAAGACGATTGGCGCGAATGTCCAGTTGTTGTCGGCGAGGCGAGAAAGCTTGTGTGGCAGGTAGTTCGAATGCGCGAAATACATGATGTCGTTGATCTGGGAAAATTGGATTTCGCGCAGGTCAGCGGCGGCGTAAGGAGTGGGAACCTCAAAGATAGACTGCTCCACCCAGCGACCAGCGGCGAGATCGGTGGCAAATGTGCCTGCGGTGTGAGCGGTTACGCAGTAGTAGTTTTTGCTGCTTTCACGCACATAGTTGCCGACTGCGTAGATGTTGCCGGTGGACCATGCAGCAGGCGTGGCGGTGTTGACCGGCGCTCCCGTGGAAGGATTCCAGAACCTCATGTAGCCTGCCCCCATTTCGATGACGAACCGAGTGGTGGTCGAGAAGTTGAATCCGATCAAGCGGGTTTGGCTTGTGGCCGACTTGGCCGCTCCGCGAAACTCCGTGCCGGGTCGGCGGATCACGCCACCGTAGGGCAGGATTTGGAAGTTCTCCAGCGTGCGGCAGGCCGAGCGGTATTTCTCCAGACTCGTCCGGGCGTCGATGAAGGGACTTACTTCACCGGCGTTGAATGATGGATAGAAATCAAACTTGGGCATTAAGGTGCGGCGGTTTTGTATGGGTGTCCGGCGGGGAGCGACCCGGCGAGTCCCCACTTGTGGGCGAGGTAGCCTTCGACTTTTTCGATATTCGCCGCCGTTGCGTTTTCGATGTGCAGGATTTCGCCGATGTCGGCATCCGCCACATTTTGGTATTTGCAGATTCGGGTGTTAATCGTTCCGCCAAAATTAGACACTCCTGCAAGGGTAGCGGTCTGACCCAGCGTTCCGTTGAGCCATGTCGAGATCGTGCTGGCGGGCGAGTTGAGTTCATAGCTCAACAAGACCCATTGATTTAAGAGATTGGTTGTTGTTGGGCGGATTGTCTGCGATGCGGTGTTGACGGTGTCGTTGACATAAAAGTCACCCCGGAACGATCCTGCGCCGGACACATTGTAAACGATGGCCTGCGGAGATGCGCCATTGGCATTTAGGAGATACAAAGCGTCATTTGCGTCCGATGTCGTGACTTTTGCCACAAAGAATAACCGATGAACGGTTGCGGTTGGGTAGGTGATTGCTTTGATTGCCGTGCAATCAACATTGCCGTCGAAGCGCAAAATGGCGCGTCCGTTTTGACCGCTTGAGATTGATTTGATGGTGGCGGCAGCGTCTGCGGTGAAGTTATTGTTGTTGCCCGACTTGTCTCCAATCGTGGTAACATTGGTCGATGTGACCGTCAATTTGGTCAAATCATCCGCATCAATCCACAGACGCGATGTAATGCTTGCTGGAGTCCAAAGCGGGGTGTTGGTGTTTCCGGCGATAGCAAGTTGCATCTGGTCGGCAAACTTTTGGCCGATGGTATACATATCGTTCTGCCCGTCACCGTCTGCGTCTGTTGAAAAACCGCCGCCGCCAGAACCTGGATGAACATTCCCTGTCTCTGTCCCGGTAGGAGTTGACCATTTTTGCGAGTCCACATAGCCGACATACTGATCCAAGTTTGCCACATTTGCCTTGTATGTCGTCCCCCAATAACTTGTTGTGCCTGTGATGACGAACGGAAATTGAGCGGTCGGCATATCAAGTCCGTAGGTCGTCGCGAGGTAAGTCCTAATGTGCGAGATGAATGCAATGAGTGATGCGTCTGCGCCTCCGCTTTCTCCCTGCCACCAAATGAATCCGGCGAGACGATAGGTGTAGCCACCTGCGGTTAGTTTTCCGAGAGCATCCGCAATGGCTAGCTTGAAGGCGCGGAGGGCATCGCCTTTGCGATCCCCGGTTGCCGTCAAATCCCAATCGGACAGATCGGGCGATCCGCCGACATCTGTTAAGGATGATGCGCCGATGGCGTGTTTGAGAATGGCAATTGGTCTTCCGCTCGCGAGATTGATCGCATTCGCACGGTTCACAAAACCAAGTTCCGGGCCGAAAAGCAGAGAACCACCCAATGTGCTTTGACCGTATTCGCCACGGGTCGATCCGGCGACAAGCGAGGTTGCCCAATTGCTATAGTATTGCGTAGACGATGCGTTGTTTGTGTCGTCGTGCCACGATGTATAGAACAACCCGTTTTGCGTTTTTTGTGCAGTAGTTAGGGACGAAACAATAGCGTGACCATGTGCGTTGCTCTGCCCCGCGAGTAGGTAGACATCGACAACCTTGTCGGCGATCATGGTGTTGTCGAGTGTGCGATACCATTTCCCCTGGTAAAAATAAGCCATCGCTGGAGTGGATGTCGCAGACCCGTCTGTGACGAGCGTTTGACTCCCTGCTGCGCCTGCAAGCGGAAGCGCAGTTTTCGCGAAAACCGTTGCCACGCTTTTAATATCCAAAGCCGCTTGCAATCCGGTGACATCGGCTATGGCATGAGAGTGTGTAGAACTTGCCGCGCCAATATCGGAAGGCGTAAGAGCATCCGTGCCGCCTGTCGCGTGGGAGGATTTGTGCGCCGTCGGAGTCCTCGCATCGGAGAGCCGGGCATCCGTTGTGGAGGCTTTGCCTGCTAGCGCGGTGGCTGTTGCGGTGCTGACCGGCTTGTCGGCATCTGCCGTATTGTCCACATTGCCGAGGCCGACATCGGTCTTTGTAAGCGCCACCGAACCCGTGCGCCCTGCTACGGATTGAACCGGCGCAGCGGCAGAGGCTCGGGCGTTTGTGAAATACAAATTTGTGCCTTCCGGGACATCGGTCGTGGTGCCGGGAGACGGGGAGATTTCCACATAGGCCGATCCGCTCCAGCGGTAGATTTTCCCGGTGTCGAGAGTCAGATAGATTTTTCCGGTCTCCCCGGTCGGAAGCGTGGCGAATGATGGTGCCTCGATGACATCATCCACATAGCTCGGAAGCTGCGAGGAGGGAATTAATCCAGAAACCAGCGTGGCGTAGTTGCCTGCGGCCTGCTTCCCATCGAGCGCGGTCTGCAAGCCTGTGACATCCGAAAGCCCATGCGAATGCGTGGCAGGCGGGAATGTCGCGGGTTTGTTAATGACATCGGCCCAATCGGGATTCTGGATCGCCGAGACTGCCCGCCACGCCGTGCCGTTCCATTGCCATGTGCGGTCCATGGCGGAGAAGGTCTGCCCGAAGGATGGAGAGTCGGGGAAGTCGGTCATATCATCGCGGCGATCTGGTCGCCGGTCGTGGCTACGGTGCTGACATTAGCAAGGCGCTGGCCGATGCTGCCTGCGGTGGTCATTCCGGAGGTAGAAGTATTCCATAACTCAACGGCGATTTGCGCGGCGGTCTGGAACGGAAGAGTGCCGACCGTGTTGTCCACAGGCGTGCCCGCCGCGACCTGCGCCGGGTTCGGGACGATACAAGTTCCGCTGACGACTCCGCCGATGCCATAGGTGACGCCGCTGCGGACATTGCTGGCGGCGGGGAAGTTTGTGGCGTTGTCGGGGGTGACGAGGTTTCGCTTTTGCAGGAGTGTCTGCGTGCCGACTTCGATGTAAGTCTGGTTGTTCAGCGCGGAGGCCCAGCGCCATGCGAGGCACCCGATGGGGTTGACGCCGAAAGTTGGCGAAATGAGGAATGGGCCGGTCAGAAGCGTGACTTGGGCGCGGTTGGTTCCTCCAACCCCTGCGGCGAATTCGCTCGCTTGGATCACGCCGTCGATGAGCATAGTGCCGGTGCTGGATTGGTTTGCTCCGACGGCTGCTCCAGCCGTTACGGTGCCTGTGATGTTTAAAGTGCCGGTGCTGCCATTATCTACGCCAGCGGCACTACTTCCAAAGACAGATCCACTAATGTTGAGAGTTCCAGAAGATCCATTTCTTGCACCATAGCCTAAATTAACCCCTCCAGTCACTACACCTGTGATCGTTAGCGTGCCTGTGCCAGTTAAAGTTGCCGCCGAGCCAGTTCCCGAGGAAGAACTGCCACCCGTGCAATTTCCTACAATGGCAGCAGAAGTTCCAGAACCGCCTGCAAAGGTTGCGCATGGCGAAGTCGTGGTTCCTGCAATAACATTGGCCGTGAGCGTCACGCTATTGGAAAGCGTAAACGACCCGCCTGCGGTGGCTCCGCCAAATGTGTCATTACGCACCTCGCCAGTGCCGAGGTCGGTCGAGACATTGACGGTGATGGCGAATGAGTTGGCCATGAGGACATCGCCATTTGCAAAAGTGACCGCCGATGCCGTTCCGGCGGGCGTGGTCGCCCAGACATCCGAGGCGTTGATGTTTCCTGCCTTGCGGGCAAAATATGTGGCCATGGCTTAGAGTCCTTTCGCGATGAGGTAGGCTTGGAGGGCGGCTTGGATCGCGCCGATGGCTTGCTGCTCCTCGGCGTTGGCCTGCGAGAGCGATCCGAGGACGACGGCCTTGCGGTGTTCCAGACCGGCTTGCTGGACCACGCCGTCTTCGATGCGGGTTGGGATGAGAGACATGGCTACATTCGCGTCGGGCTGGCCGGTTTCGGGCTTGTAGAAGCCGGTGATGGCGAGGTTGAGCGAGAATTTGTCGTAGGTTTTTCCGTCGATTTGGAGTGGAGTAGTGGCTGTCATGGTGGTGGGTTTTTGAGGTTTAGCTGTAGGTGAGAGTTTCGCGGCTATTCCAGATGCCCGATGCGGTCGCGGTAGCGACCACGGCTCCGGAATTATCAATCGTCACTTGGCGGATCGACCAACCGGAGGCGGAAGGAGCGGTTCCTTCCGAGGCAATGCCGGTGTAGTAGATGAGGTTGTTGGTGCTTTTCACCGCAAAGCGCCGGTCTCTGCGGATCGGAGAGTAGCCGAGGGAGTTCCATGCGGTGGTGCCTGTTCCGATTTTGAATTTGTTGGTATCGACCTCCAGCCCCATCTCGCCCTCGGCGAGGGTAGGATTGGCGGCGGTCCATGTTGCGGCGGTGCCGCGACGAAGTTGAATTTGTTGTGCCATTATGGTGTGCCTCCGACGATGTTGTTTGTTCCTCCGTAGATCGTGGCAGGGGTGCCGCCATCGATGTTGCCGATGGTTTCCCCGGCGTAGCCATTCACGACCTCGACCCACGCATTGTCGTATCGCACATAGGTGCGAAGTGTGGTCTCGTCGAACCACACCATGCCCGCTTGCGGCGATGCTGGCGGGGTGGGCGAGGTGACGATGGCAATCGGGCCGGTGGGGCCGGTGGGGATTGTGAAATTAAAGACGGCAGCAGCCGAGGTTCCGGCGTTTGTGACCGAGGCCGACGATCCTGCTGCTCCGGTCGTAGTGGTCCCGACTGCAATGGTCGCCGCATCGCCTTTGTCTCCGCGAGGGATGGCGAAATCCAGAACCGCTGCGCTCGGGGTGCCGGTGTTCGTCACCGAGGCGCTGGACCCGGGAGCGCCGGTCGTGACCGTGCCGACCGACATGGTGCCGGTGTCGCCCTTCGCCCCTTGCGGAATGGCAAAATCAAAAACAGCAGCAGCGGAATTGCCAGAGTTAGTGACCGAGGCATTGGTCCCCGGCAGGCCGGTCGTCGTGCTGCCTACGGCAATCGTGGCGGCATCGCCTTTGTCGCCCTTGGGGATCGCGAGGTTGAGGGTCTGGTTGGGCGCGGTGCCGGTGATGGTCGCGCCTGCGGATGACCCGGCGGCTCCCGTGGTGACCGTGCCGACCGAGAGGGTGTTGGCTGGACCGACCGGCCCTTGCGGGAGTCCGAAATTCAAGACCGCCGTGTCGTATTGGCCGGTGTTGGTGACGGTGGGGGTCGTTCCGCTGGGGAGTGCGGTGACCGTCCCGACTTGGACTTGGAGCGATGGGTAGCTGATCCCGCCTGCGGGACCGCCGCCGGTCGCCTTGGATGCCTCGATGCCATCACCTCCATTGCGGGAGGAGACGAGTTTGCTCGACATCCACGCGGGCTTGATCCGGCCCTTGCGCTCGGTGGAGTCCCGGCGCATGGCGGGGCTTTTGCCGAGGATTTCGGTTTCCTTCGCTAGCAGCGCGGCTTTGTTCGCATCGCCGGTCAGCGGGACGGCGAGCTTGGAGGCGAGGTTGGCCGTGAGAAGATCGATATAAAGGGAATCGAAGGCCGTGACATCCGTTACCTTGCGGACATATTCCAGCGTGATCGCCGTGCCGAGCCAGATATCCCAATCGGTCGTCCAATTCGCGGTGACGCCGGGTTGCTTGGTCGAACCGGCAACCAGGCATCGGTAGACCGCTCCGTTGTTGGAAACCGCATTGCCGACCTCGTAGACACGATCCACGACCCATGCGGGTGAGCCGGAATCGGCATTGGTGAGGACAAAGTTCCCAGACACCTCCCACGACGAGTCGCCGGTCGAGTAGTCGTAATCGTTGACCCGGAAGACGCGCAGGCAGTCGGTGGGTATCGCGTAGCGGTAAGCCCACTTGTATTCCGGGCGCGGGAGGGATTCGATGACCGTGGTGGCCTTCATCGCCCATGTCCACGATCCGCTTAAAAGCAATGCATCGCGCACCTGTGGGTAGAGGGACTTGGCAAGGAGCATCGCCTGCGAGGAGGGTCCGAACTGCTCGGCGGTGCCGACCCGCAAGATCGCTTGGCGGCAAAGCTCGTCCTCGGTGAGCGTGGTCGATGGGCGGTCCTTGGCGGTCGCGAGGATTAGCGCCTTGACGACCGGGCGCTGCATATTGGCCGAGAAAACCTCGGCCATTTGAGCGAAAAGGTCTTTCGAGCCGGTGAGCGGCATCGCGAGGTTCGTGGCCAGCTTCGCGGAAAGGATTTCGACAAAGACCGCTGGGAACTTCGCGGCGTCGGTGACATGGGCGATGTATTCGATCTGCGCGGGTGCGGCGAGGTCGGTGTGGATGAACCCATCCACGATCTCCCACTTGGAGAAGTTCTCGTCCTCATCGATCCCGTTGAGGCGGATCAGTCGGAGAAAGTCGGAGGGAACGGCGAACCGGCGGGCGTAGCCAAAGGCCGGAGCAGTCGCATCAGCGGTCAGCGAGGCGAGTTTCCGGCAGAACTGCCAATCGAACTCCGTTTGGAGTTCCTCCAAAGTCTGCGCGTAGAACAGAGAACAATACTGCGCCTGCGCGGTCGCGTCCGAGAGCGAGGTGATGCGGGCGTCACCGAGTCGGGCGAGAGCGAGGTTGCAGATTTGGATGTCTGTCATTGAGGCGCGTTAGAAAATGGGAAAGGGGGGAAGGCAGACTTTTCCCGGTCTGCCAGCGGGTTTTGGTTAGGCTTCGTCGCAGGCGATCTCGACGACCTTCTTCTCTTCCATGCGGACGGCAGCGAGGCTGGCCACGGAACGGATTTGAAGGGAGTGCGAGAGGTCGGCGCGGATGTCCATGTGGGTCTTGAGTCCACGCTCGGCGAGGATGACTCCAGACTTCACATAGGCGTAAACGCTGCGAACCGTGCTGGTCTTCGGAAGCAGTTGGGTGCGGCGGAATTTGAAACCCATAAAGGTATTCAAGTTGCCGTCCACCAAGGCGCGAACCGTGTTGTAGTCGGCGCTGGTGGCTTCCGTGGTGCGAAGCAGGTCTTGAAGCTGCTTGGCCGAAACCACGAGGATGCGCTCCTCTTCCTCATCGACATCGTTGGAGTCGAAAAGGAATTTCGCAGCGCGGAGCTTGGCGATGGTGAGGCCGGAATTTGCGGCGGCACCGGATTCCACATAGTTGACTGCGACCTTCTGGCCAGCAGGCAATGTGGTTGCGGTGGTGCCGGTCGTGCCGGTGTAAGCGGTGCCACCCAACGCGCCGATGATGATCGTGTCGCAGGTGCGGCCATAAGCCGAGGCGTGGGACTGAATGATCGGGCTAGTTGGCAACACAACTTCGCCGAGCAATTGCTCGTCCCACTCATCGATGAGCTTCGCGGTGTTGTATTGCTGCGGGCGAATCCAACGCTTGGCCATCACTTGGTCGCTAATCACGGTGTCCTTGGAACGGTCCGTGATCTGCGTCATCGAGGTCGCGTCGATTTGGTTGTAGGACTTCTCTTTTCCTTCGATGGAATCGATGGTCACATATTCTTTCAGCTTGGAATTTTTCTGCTGAACGAGGTGTTTCCAGTTGCTATCGAACTGGGTCGTGTAGTGGTTGGGGATGTTCGTCAGAACACCATTGAGGTCTGCCATTTTGTTCTCCTTGTGTTGAGTTGGTTGGTATCAGTCGAAACTGATGGTTCGTTTGCTCCCTGTCCTTGCCGGTTGTCCTTGCGGATCGTCGGATCGGGGTTTTGGGAGCAGATTCACAAAGGAGTTGTCTGCTCTGACGGAGGAGTGTGTAGCACACTCCGTGGTATCAGTCAAAAATTAGCGGGGCCGAGAATCGAACTCGGGATTCCAGATTATGAAACTGGTGTGATGCCTCTTCACTACCCCGCAGAAATTCATCCCTGCTTGAGCAAGGAAGTGACAAGCGCGGCGGCTTCTTTGTCGCCCTCCATGTAACGCTTGTGCCAAGCATTCTCGGGGTTCGACATGATGTCCTTGGCGCGGGCCGCGCCGGTCATAAACTCGGTGCCGCCCATCGAGCGACCGATCTTATCTTCGCTCATCATTTGCGCCATGCGAACGAATCCACGCACGACCTCGGGATCAGAAAATCCATGCGAGTTTGCATCGACCCCAGCGAGCTTCGCGGCCTGCTTGGCGAGTCCGATGTTTTTTCCGAAATCATTTCCCCACTCTTTCTGGAGACTCTGAACGGCTTCGGTGCGCTGCTTCTCGTAGGTCGCTTGGATCGCTTCCATTTTGAATGCCTCGGTCTTCGCGTGTTGCGTGACGAGTTCCTTCATCGCGGCTGGCGGGATGCCATGCCTGTGAGCGATCTCGGCGTAAGGCTTCGACATTTCTTCACTCCACTCCAAGCCTTCCGGAACGGAGTCCGGCGCGAACTTGTATTCCTCCAGAGTTTCGGGAACGCCCATCGCACGGCGGAAGGCGGCGACTTCCTCGGGCGAGGATTTCTCATTGGGAACGCCGAGCTTTTTCCCGATCAGCGCATTCGCATTGGCGAGTGCCTTCGCCATGTCGGGAACGCTTTTGAAATTTTTGAACGAGTTTTTGTAGTCGGCGACATCATCCGGCAAAGCATCGAGCCACTTGTCACCGAAGGTGCCGTCTGGATTCACCCAGCCGGTCGAAGGCGTTGAGGGTTGCGTTGTGGTGGTGGTCGTCTCCGAAGCGGCGGGCGCTGCGGCGTTGGTGCTGTCGGCTCCTGTGTCGAGCAGACTCTGCTCGGAGGAGGTGTCGATGGTGTCTTCCATAAATGGTATCAGTCAAAACCGCATCAGTCTTGATGCGGGTGGTAACCGAGGTGGGTCGAGCGACCGGCGTAGGTCTTCTGAAATTCCTCGGGCGCGTAGTCGCGCAGCCACTCGACGAGTTCGATGGTCTTGTCGCCAAGCATGGGGTCCATTTCGGGGCGTGGCGGGATGTCTTTTTTGGGTTCGGATTTCTTGCTCATTTTTTGATCTTTCGTTTGGGTTCAGAAATGTCGCCGTCCGCGATGACCGGCCTGCGGAGGACCGATTCGATGTGAAGGATCACCCCGCGCTGACCATCGCGAAGGGCGGCGACCACGGGGTTGAAATCGTAACCGGGGAGGAAGACTTGGGACTCGGTGGCGAACTGCGCCTTGAGGTCGGCGATGACCGCTTGGCCTTCCTTGGTTCCGAAAACCCGGTGGTAGGCGTTGGTGATCTTTTGGCGCTCGCGCTCGCGTTTCAACGCGGCGGCTTTGTCTTCGGGAGCCATCACGCTTGTCCCATCATGCCGGGGAGCATTCCGGCGAGAGCGGAGTCCTGCTTCACGCTGCCTGCTTTGCCGAGGGCGCTTGCGGTGCGTTCCATCTGCTCGGCCTGCATTTGCTGCTGCGCGGCTTGGGCGCGGGCGGCTCGTTGCTGCGCGACCATTTCCTCGTCCATCAGCCAACGAGCAGGGAGACCATCGTTGCGGGCCATGTCGCGGGTGATCTCGTCGAAGTCGAAATTGTCGAGCATATCGGGCTTGATCTGCGCGTAGGGCAGAAGCATTTCGCTGGTGCGAACAAAAGCGGCGTTTTCAAGTTGCTTAATCGCGAGCGCGATTCGCGAATTGTAGGCGATATCCGGCTCGGGGATGAATCCGACCATCGCGAGTTGCTGGGGTGGTGGCGGGAACTTGCCTTGGCGGGCGAGGATCGCAAAAACCCGGCGGAGCATCGGATTGAATAGCTCGGTCGTCATCCGGGCAAAGGTCGGCGAGAATTGAATGAGCTTTTCGGCGCTGCGCTCGGCGACCTCGCGAGCAGTCATCTGCTTTTCGAGTTGAGCGAACATTTTGAAGAGGTCCACATGGAACGCCTCGTTGATCGCCTCACGCTTGTGGTTGGCTCGGTCCACGCCAATGTCGTAGCGCCCGCCGGTTCCCCATTCCTTCGGCATCGCCGAGGGGTTGTTGGGATCGAAATAGGTCACGCCCCCGGCGCGGAGATCGATGTCGTTGTCGAATCCCGCTGGAATGAGAATGCGCGGGAACGCATGAATCTCGGCGAGCGAGTCGAGTTGCTTTTCGAGAAAGTTGAGTTGCTTGCACTCGGGCAGCGCGGTCCACGATGGCGAGTAGCCATACGCTTCGCAGGATTTCCACTTGAGGTAACGAGTGACGAAAAATGGCTGCTCGTCGTAACCCGAAACCATCAGCACATGGCGCGAGGCTTTCTCGATGTAAACCGAGGCATACGGCTTGTTGTTCGCGTCCTTCTTACCGAGTTCGATCTCGCCCGGACCTCGGGGATAGATCATGTGGATGCAGGTGTATTTTTTGGAAGACTTGGGAGATTCCAGTTCCTTCCTCATTCCCTCGGGAAGCGCCTCTACGCCGAACTTGAGCGCGGCCTGCCGTGCGGTCATCTCATATTCGCGTGAGAGCGTATCGACATAGCCTTCGTCGTTCTCGGAGATCGCAAACGAACCGATGTCGAGCTTGGTAAAATTGAGCGGGGAATTGCGACCGGCCTCGACCAAGATCGCCGCCGTGCCGAATGCGCCACGGTCTAAATAAAGTTCGTGGATTTCTGTGTAAAAGTTCGACCTGCTGATTTCCGCCTGCACCACCTCGGTGCAACGCTTGAACCATTGTTCAACAGAATCCTCGGATTCCATTTCCTTTGGAGGGTCCATCGTAAACCAACGCGATTCCATCGGAGTCATCCACGCGAGTTGGCCGTTTGCTAGGATCATGTTGGCGCGAACCGCCGTGGCATCAAATAGCGCCGTCTCGTCGGCAATATCCGGCTGCGACTGCTGGGTGAACAGACCGGCTTTCCGTGGCATCACAAACTTGGCAATGTCTTCCCACAAAGTTTCCCATGTGGTGCGTTGTTGCACCATTTCTTGGTGCCGCTGGATTACCTTCTCAACGAGGTCGGGGTTCTTTCCGGTCATTGGTATCAGTCAAAACTGCATCAGCCGAGGGTCGAGTAGCCGGTCGTGATTGGAGCTTGCGAACTTTCGCCAGCCAAAATGGATCGACGCATTCCTTTTTTCCGGTTAATTTCCGACTGAATTGATTCCTCTATGCTTGAGTCCACCTGTGCCGGAGGCGCTGGCTTATTTGCCTCTGCTTGTCTTTTCATTTCTTCCATCTGCGCTTGTTGCGCGGCCAATTGATCTTGACGCTGCCGTTCTAGTATTTGCGCTTGCCGTTCTTGGGCGGCTCTTGCTTCTGCGGCCTGCCTTGCCGCTGCCTCTTGCTGCGCGGCGTAAGCGGCCCTTGCCTCCTCTTGTTGTTTTTGAAAGGCTAATTGCTGGGCAGCTTGTTGCTCTTGGTAAATTCTTTGCTGCTCTTGAAATTGACGCTGCTGCTCGGCTGCTCTGGCAGCGGCTTGCCGGGCGGCTTGCTGGGCGGCTTGCTGCTGGGCAGCCCATTGGCGTTGTTGGGCGGCGGCAGCTTCTTGCGCTTGTCTTTGCTGTTCTTCAGCACGCTTTTGCTCTTCTTTGCTTGGTCCTTTTCTTCCTCCTCCTCCATACATAGTAATGTTTTCCTTTCTTTAGTTAATGTCGTAGGTTCTGCATTTGTCGGCGCATTTTGCCATGTGCGAAAATCCGCCAATGATGAAAGCCACTCCCAGATAAATATCGATGTCGCCGCACCTCACCACTTGCGCTCGGATTTGATCGTCGTGGTCCCCTTTATCTAGCGAATCCCCGACACGCCAACGACAACACGCAGACACGATAAGCGGGTATAAAAAGGTTTTGTTTTTAAGGAAAAATTTATTGCAAACGAGACTCTCAACAAAAAGTGCCAGCACCTCGCTGGATTCGTCGCTAGTTGCAATCCTGTCTTTATCCACGCAGTCGTCGATGAAATGCGTGAACGACCAGAATGCTTTCATCCAATGCAAAGCATCTGAATTGCCATTGGCAATTTCTTCCATCAGCAAAAATGCTTCTGGATTTTTTTGAATTTCTTCCTCGCAGTCGCAATACATATCCAATGTTTTCGCACAAATTAAAAATTTGGCAAAAATTTGACTGATACCATAGTCACCGCCGCACCTTTCCGAATCCTCCGCCTCGGAAACCGGCAACGACCTTAATCGCCTCATGGCGCTCCGGTTTGCGCGGGATCGCGGAGCGGTCGATGACCATGCCTTTTTTTATAGCCTGGTGCGATAGCGAGAACGCATCGGCAAAGTGCGACGACCAATCATGGACAGGAACATCTTTGATGGTGACGCCATCACGCTCCTCCTTGGAATGGTAGGCGTCGAGCGCCTCGATTCCGTCCGCGCATCCGGCCTCGTTGATGTGAATGCGCGGGAACGCATCGTTGGCGAGGTTGATCCCATCCCACACCGAAATTTGCCTCGGCACCGGCACCACGCCGGTCAGCCCGCTGCGAGCCAGCGCCTCCTGCCAGAGTCCTCCAACTTCCGCTGCGGCATCGTGCGGGATGTAATGCCCCCCGTAGGCATACTGCCGGTCCTTGAGCCGTGCCGCCCAATCCGCCGGGGTCTTGCATTCGTCGGACCCGGAGAGCGCCTCCAAATAATTGATTCGGTCGCCGACCATCTGCCATATCCAGACCTTCTGGTTGAGCGGAGCGCCGACATCCCATGAAGTGTAAACGGGAAGTTCCTTGAACCACAGAATGTCGTTGGTGACCCGCTTCTCGGCTCTGGCCTTTTCGAGGCTTCGCACATAGATCGCACCCGGGCGACCGATGTTGAAGGAGCATTCGTATTCTTGCTGGAACGCATTTTCCGTGGTCCCACGCCGAATGTCCGCGAGTTCCTCGGGCGGGATGATTCCGCTTTCGCTCGCCTTGAGTTGGAGTGTGAACCACTCGTTGTCCGCACACGCCCGGTTCCACATTTTCCAGAAAATGTTTCGCCCCTTCGGTGTTCCCACCCATGTCGCCCAGCCTTGGTAGTCGGTAAGCGTGGGCCGGATGACATTGTCCCATGCCGCTGGGTCGAGGTCCGCCGCCTCGTCCATCACCACCCCATCGAGGTAGATTCCGCGAAGGCGCTCGTAGGCTTCGCCCGAGTAGAGGCGAATCGTGGCCTCGTTGTGAAAGGTGATCGCGAGATCGGCCTTGTTGATCACCACCCCAGGGATTTGGCTAGTGAATTGAACCAGGTATTTCCAAGCGATGTCCTTCGCCTGCTCGCGGGTCGGAGCCACATAAGCGTAGCGGAGAGGTGGTCCGCTGCGCTTGTGCGAGAGCGCCTTCGCGATGAGGTCTTGGATGCAGACGAAACTCTTCCCGGCGCGGCGATGCAAAACCATCACCGACCAGCGTTGCGTCCGGTGCAGGTAGCTCGCCAACTGCGGGCGCGGGATGATGTTAATTTTGAGGGCCACCGATGGTGATGATGTGATCCAGCCCTCCCGAGACCTCGACCTTCTCCGGTTCGTTCCATCCCATCGCTTTCGCAAGCATCTCGCCATACTTTGCCGTGGCGGGAAGTTCCGGTGGCATTTCCATGAACCGCTCGCGCAGCGTTTCGAGGTAGGTTTCTCGCTTGTAGTTGAGCTTGGCCTCGGATTTGGCGCGGAGTTCGTCAACTCTCTTGCCAATTTCAACATTTTTCAACAATCGCTCACCTCCCTGTCCGGCTCCTTTTTCAGCGTAACCGGCGCGGATGTAGGCTTGCGTGAGCGAGAGACCGCTCGCGACCCCTTGGCAAAACGCCTCTTGTTTTGGGTTCAATTTCATAGAGTTGATGGTATCAGTCAAAATTGATCTTGACAAGAATTGGAAATCTCCCCCTCATACTCCCCCTGTGGTTGTTATTTCGACGGTGGTCATTTCTTCCGCTTTCGTCGCGACTTTGACTTGCCGGAAGATAATTTCGACGCTTCCCGGGTCATCGTCTGTGATAAGTTTCGCGTAGCGGAGTTGGTCAATAAGTGGTTTGCAGCCTCCTGCAAAATTGTCGGCGTCGAGCAGACTGACTGCCCG